GTTAGCCGACCGCAGGATTATTAAGTGACTTAATAGTGAATAAAAATATATCGCTACAATTATTTAGATATCATTCAGTCTTTAGCAAAAAATTCTGAAAGTCAAGTGTTACGTTACTTGTTTTGTAATCACAAGATGTTTGAAAGAGTAAAAGTGAATTTTGTGGGTTATGATAGAGGGGAAAAGATTGTTCATTTACATTGTAAAGATGGTGATGCATCCTCTAAGAGGTTGGACATCAGTCCATCTTTTTCTCAATGTATGGTGAAGGTGGTTAGCACTAACCCTAAAGAATGTACATGTAACCTATATTTAGAATTGTTACATGCTAAGTTTGCAACCAATAAGATTTTTTGTTGTGAACGTGTTGATCCTACCTCTGGTAAAGAGAGGGATTTGGATGAGATGTATCAACGAGTATTGATGCAAATAAATGCAACTTGGCAAATGACTGATTATCAACTGCAATTGATAGATAAAAGTGTTGATAAGTCTGGTACTGAAATGATGATAGAATCTCTTAATCCTCAGAATCAGGTTAGATTACCAGAAGTTTTTAAATATGATGCTTCACCTCCTGAATCAGTTGGTCCTTTTTGTGTACCCCTATTGTTAACTATAAAGCGGTATGATTTATATTATCATATGAAGAAGGATCCTCGGATGTTCATACTTTTTCCTGAGATGTTAAACGTTGATTGGTGGACGGCTAATGTTTGGAAGCAGTGTAGGGATGCTTCTGGAAGAATTGTAATACCTGGTACTTCATGGGAAGAGGTTCCTAGGTCTTTAAGGATTATTGCTATTCGTGCCTCGTCAATTTATAATATAATGTTTACAGGTGATGTTAGGGGACCCAATTCTTTTTATTCTCATGAAAATTTGTACCCAACCAAAGTGGTTAAATTGATACGTAAATTTGATAAGCCAACTCATCAATTGAATGATAAAGCAAGAAAGTATTGGCGTTTTATACCCGAAGCAATTGAATTGTTTCATGAACATATGGGGGTTGATCAGTACTATGGGACTCTTCCATTTGATTGTTCTAAGGAAAAAGTTGATCAAATACCTTTGGAGACTGCTACGTCTTCTGGAACACGAAAGTCTCCTCCTACTTATACTATACCTCATACTACTGAGGTTACGTTGAAAATTTCTTGTAATGGAAAAAAAATAGAGCAGGCTGCATTTATTCGAGAAGAGTTGTGGCAGTTTATACAAGCAATAAAACGAGGTGACCGAGTTTATCATCCTTTTCCATTTTATAATAAAGTTATAAAAGAGGAGCAACATTATATTGATATGCTAACATCTCTTCTTGAGCAATTAGATGAGAAGCTTAGTTTGAAGGATAAAGCTCGTGAATTTTTCATTCCTCATATGTTTGATTATGCAATGAATTGGATGTTGCACGAAGGGCGAATGAAATTGAATAGAGGAAAATGTATCCAGATAGGTCACAGGTGGTGGCGAGGAGGAGCTCTGCGATTAGCTGAATTATTGAAATATGATCAACCAGGGTTCGTTTTCGAGGAATCTGATTTTAGAGGGTATGACACAACAATATTAATGCATTTGTTAATATACTATGCATTGTCGGTATTGATGTTTTATGATAGATCATCGATGGATCCTGAAACTTTAAAGGTGTTTGATACTTTTGTACGTTTATGCTCTCAAAATTTGGCTGTTAAGATAGTTCATGTATTTGGAAAAATATGGCAATTGATATTTGGTACTATGCCTTCTGGTCACTATTTAACTTCCGATGGAGATTCTTGGATATTGGGATTATTGTTTTTTTGGTTTATGCGTGTTCAGATGTATAGATTTCCAGAAAAGGCTCGTTTGATAAAACAGTTTATGACTGATACTATGGGAAAATTGATATATGGTGATGATAATTTGGGCAATATGCGTGAAGACTTAATCAAGATTATAGGAATTGCTGAATTTAAAAAGTTTGTCGAAGAAGTTTGTGGGATGGAAATGAAATATCACCAGACATATAAGTCTATACTTACTGTTCCTAGTAAGCATGGTAATTTTGAGGTAAAAGGTCCAGCCTTTCTTCAGACATATTTTGTTGAACGTCATCATGTTACTGAACGTACTGATGTATCTAAAATTCTTCCTTGGAAGCCATTTATGAAGAGCATTCATAAGTTTGCTTTTGGCGCTAAAGGAGGAACTAGGCTAATTGGAGATGTTGTGTTGTCAGCATTAGGTACTACTTATTCCACTTATTTTACGAATTATGAGACTTATGATTTTTGTAGATTTGTGTTTTTTGATCTATTAGAGCACAATAATGTGAGCTTTAGGGATTGTTTGCTCCAAGCTGATTTTATATCTGATTCTAATATAACTCGGCTAATGAGAAAGTGTTCTATTTCTCGAGCTGAATTGGAGAATGGATTTCCTGAGTATAGTCTTGATAGACATATTTATGATGAACATTATCAGGATTTTACTCCAGTTCCCCC